TTACTAGGGTTTGCCTTAACTTCCTGCATGGTCATACCTGTACAAGCAGTCAAGTATCTAGCACCAACTCTGTGATACCCCTCTTCATTACACAAGACAATACAATTAGCACCCTGATGTGCCAAACCATCTGGTCCTGCAATCATACTCGCATGGAAAGATGTCTTACCTGTATTAGGTCTAGCACCAATCTCAATCAAATGTCCTGCATTAACTCCACTAATCTGTCTAGTCAAACAAGGTATATTGAAATGCCATCTAGCTTCTAAATCATTCTTAGCTAGTAGTGTCTCTATAGATATGTCATCCCACTCTACATTCAAGTCAGGTGTGAAGTCATCATTATGTTGCTCAATTAAACGTCTCAAAGGCTCAAGGCTTGTTTGTGTTCCATTAACATACTCAAAGCCTAAGTTAGCAACGTCTTCTCCTACTACCTGTTGAAATAGCTTTGACAACACTTCTTGTGCAACATCACCACCTAGGGGTGTCTCTTTCTTTACTTGAGCAAACAAGGAAGAGTATGCCTGTTTCTGTGCAGTAGTTAGTGTAGGATTATTAGATATAAACAATGCTTCAATCTCATCAGGTGTTAGTGATCTCTCATACCTGTCCATTGCTGAATCTATTGCGTTCTTTATTTTACGAGCATCCTTACTGAATAGTCTGTCAGGACATTTTGCTCCTCTGTGTTCTGAATAAAATTCTTTATCCATTAAACTTCTTAATAGTGCTAGTTCCATATTATATCTCCTTTGGGGTTAGGTTTATTAAATTCATTATATCTACGTCATTCTTATATTTCAAATCATCTGTTAACTTCAGTACGTAAACATTCTTTACGTATGCTTTTAACTCTTTAGCAAAAGATAGTGTCTTAGGTAATGCATCAGGGTCTAGTGCTATAATAGCTGTTGAGAATCGTGTCATATACTCTTTATGAGCTTCAGATAATGATGTACCTAACACAGCTACCCCAACATATGCACCACTACCTACAACTGAAGCACTGACACAATCCTCAACAACAACTGCGACACTACCACAACCATGTATAAAAGGCAAGTCACTTTTTCCATATCTTTTCCATTTAGGTAATCGGTTGGTGACAGACCTGCCCACAGCATCTAGGATAGTACCATTATGTGTGACAGGGAATACGACACGTTTTTCTTTTACGTCATAGTATAAGTCAAGTGTGTCAATATCTAAATCCCATAGTTCACAGAAGTCCATGACCTCTCTTCTATATCTGTGAGGTACAACATAGTCAGGTAATACAAAATCTACTTTGGCTTGTTGTATGCTAGTCTTTTTAATATCATCTACAGATAGACGGACTTTACTGTTACCACTTATATCACACGTTACTTTGTAACAGTTCCACAGTATGCTACCCATATTGTTTGTTACAGTAAATGTTTTATAACCATTACAAGATGGGCAGTTTAATCTGCGTGTCTCTCCGTTAGATATATCTAAGTCGTTTATGTATTCTTTTATGTTGTTCATAGTATGTACCTCTGGGCAATGACAATGTCTTGTAGCATGGATTTAAACATCCGTCAAACTTTTTCTTAAATTTAATGCAAGATTAGCACTAGCTAGTGTATTCTTCATATAAGGCTTGACACTCTGAGGATTAGTATGACCTGTGACTGCCATAATATTACCCATAGAAACACCTGCATCAACCATCTCTGTTGTACCTGTTCTTCTTAGATCAGACAGACGTAACTCCACAGGAAGTCCTGCACCATTCATTATGTCTCTAGCTAGTTTTGGTAGCCTATGTTTAGAATAAGGCTTGTACACCCCCTTAGAAGGCTTTGTATAGGGTGCTACATATTCCTGAAACCCATAGTCTTCTTTCTGTTGAGTAAGCATCTCGCATAGTGAATCTGATATAGGTAAAAATACTTCTGCCCTACGTTTAGATTGTTCTATGTGCATTTTGTTTTTATCCAACTCTAGGTTCTCCCATTTTATTACTCGCATATCTCCTAGCCTTTGACACCACTCATATGCCATCTGTGCAATCAAGCCTATGTTTCTTGTATGAAAGTCTTGATAGGCATAGTCAAGGAAGGTGCAGACATTAGCCTTTGTCCACACCACCTTTCTTGCTACAGGTGTCTTTCTCTTGATGCTCGTGAAAGGATTGATATGATAATGCTCCATGTGTATAGCAAAATTATACACAACCCTTGCGACAGACATCACATGATTAGCTAAGTGTATACCTCTCTCACACCACATCTCATATGAGACCTTTGCCATTTTAGTAGTGATATCAGAAATCTTGATACTGCCTAAAACTTGTGCATTATCAAATTTTGTATCAGCTAAGACAGTTAAAAAGTATTGATATTGTACCTTAGTTTCTTGACGTAAGTTCTTGAAATCAAAGGATAAATAATACTTATCTATTAAGTTTAATAACTTCATCTTAGGCTGCCATCAATGACTTGAACTCAGGTGATGATACCCATTGTGATACCTTTTGCTCTCTTGCCCACATGGACTGTGCAACAGTATCCTTGCCTGTATTTCGTAGGGTAAAACCATTTCTCTCATCTGCATAAGATGCATAGTTTGTGAAGGCAGAGTATAATGCAAACACATTCTTACCTCGCTTAGATATTTCTACACAGGTTAATTCATACATCTTTTTAGCTAACTTCTCTGACTTGATTATCTGCTCAAGTAATGTCTTACCATCTACGTTAAGAGGTGTGTCAGCCATTGACTGTAGGTACTTCTGCCTAGCATCAAAGGTACTCTTAGAGTTCTTTAGTTCCCATATAAAAGTCTCTATGTTGAACCCTGATGTATTCTTCTTACGTACTGTATCGTACTCTCCTGATATTTGACCATTAGTACAGTATCTGTCTATTGCACCAACGTGTACTTGATTAGAGCATGAACCATCTATGGCATGTAAGCCTATGATTCTCTCATTGATAACTGTTTGATGTTTAGCAGTAGTTACAGTGTGTGATACATTAGGTAATGTGATGTCTACTAATGACCATGCATTATTCCTAGCACTCCTAAGTTTAACCTCTGCACCATACAAATCTCTGAACTCACGATTGTCTTGTATAACATCTTCTATAGCATCAAAAAATGCAGGGTGTGATGCACACTTAAATCCACTACCTACAATACCCATGTACTCGCCAGTATCTTCTCTGACTACATACTTGTGGTCTTTCATTTTAGTTGGCTCATAAGCTACCTTAAAGTCTAGGTTAGCATCTAATTTAATTAATTTGTCTTGTACTATATCTAATGGCATAGTTATTCTCCTTTTCTATTGTTGTAGCTTAACAAGTTGTTAAACTGATTGATTAATATGTTGTATAAGATATTGAGACAGAAGTCAAGCCTTATATTCATAAGACCCACTCCATCTTGTATAGTGTCCATGCTCACACTTAACTTTAGCACCTACTATGTCAGCGAGTTGATGTTCCATACCATCTAACTTACATATTTGTTCATAGTCTAGTGGACACTTATCATCTGTCACTCCATTAATAGTTCTCAATGTTTCTAACATATCTAATATTTGTCTTGCTTGTTGTTGTGTCAAGTTTAGTATCTTATTTATTTCTTTTACTTTTTTAGTCATGTTACACCTCCAATGCTATATAAATACATAATGCTATTATTAATAGTTTACCATAGTCAAGGTCATACTTTGTACCTTCACCATATTTTTTATTGAAATCTTTCTCAAAGAAATCTTGTATTCTATGCCACATTTTTCATCTCCTCTATTAAGTTATCGTATTTTAATTGTAATACATTTATTACGTCAGATAGGCTATCCATTTTTTCTAGCCTAGTATAATTTTCATAGTGGGCAGAGTCAACTACTTTAGCTATTTCTGTTTCCCAATCATATGTTATTTTTAACATAGTATGTCTACTGCTCATATTATATCTCCCTTTCTATTTCTTCTATTATATTACAAATAACAATAACCCTATCGGTATTACGACCTGTGCTACCATCTTTCGGAACCATTTTCATTAGTGCTTTACGACACTTCTCTAATTTAATTCTCTCAGGTGATTTGTGTACATGTGTACCTTCTGTTAAATTTATTGTAGCCATTCTTATTCTCCTTTTCTATTTAATATCAATGTACACTCTTAAGTGTGTTGACTCATCTATGTTTTGACCATGACTTGTAACACCTGTTCCTCTTAGTTCAGGCTTAACGTGTTGTCCTCGTACTCGCATCTTGTATGTCTTCTTGTTGAAGTACTGCTTCATATTGTCAACAAACTCTTGACCATCTGTGTCGTTAGGTATCTCGCTGAACACATAACCACACCCTTTAGGTTGGTTGTTGTAGTATGTATCTTTCCAAAACTCTGCGTTCTTTAACTCATGCTCATACCTTTCTTTCCATACACNAGAAGTTTCACTATCGTTAACAGATGATATGAAATTATCTTCTGCTAGTTTCTTATAATACTTAACCTCATCATTCTGTTTAACNAATGCTCTGACCAAATGCTGAAAGTCCATGTGTGATATAGGTACATACCTATCCTCTGCTTCTGAATAGTAATCCTTGTGACCTAAGTCATACATATCATCTGCTAGTTTACCTGTGCTAGTTATTGCACCTAGCATTTGTACTACTCTATGTATCTTCATTGTATCTCTCCTTTATTCTAATTGGGTTTGTATATATTTTATCTTTATATAAAGCTACTGTTTCTACACCAAGTTTTCTTTGTTCTTCTGATGTAGGATTAGCATATATATTTACTAGATTATCTGCTCTCTTGTATTCAGTCATTGTTTTTACATCATATAATAGAACTTGTTTTGTTTTAGGACAAATGACTACTAAATCTATTAAACCTGTACTACATACATTTCTGAATACTTCATAGCCATTCTCTAGATAGTGAGTGGTTACTTTTAGTTCAGATATATCTCCTTTTCTTTTAACTCCACTAACTCCCATTACTTATTTTTCCTTTCTATATCCCACC